ACAATTATATATGTTTTAATTTTTGTTGTTTTCCATGTCCTCTATATTTTTAATCATAAATTCTGGATATTCTTTGTATTTTGTTATCTCAACAGGGTAGTCATCGTCTTGTAGTCTTTTTTTCCCCATAGACAAAGCATTTCTATACATCCATTTTGATTTTCTATACTTGGCTCGTGAGTAGTACATATCCCCTAAAAGACACCACAACTCAGCAAATGTAGGATGCCAAGCCAAACAGCATAAAGCGTTTGAGGAAGCAGAGTCAATTTTTCCAAGATGGAACTCCACAATACTTTTATAATAACGAATCACGGAACCAGCAGGTCCAGAATTATCATCCATAGCAAGATACTTTTCTGAAAATTTTAAGAATTCCTCATACTTCCTTGCGGACAGATAGGCGCAAGAAATATAATAATAAGCTTCGGAAGATGTAGGGTTTTTATTTATCCAGTTTTCTGCAATAAGCACATTTTCTTCCCTACGGTCAGGTCTTTGATTCGACAATAATACTATTCTGTTCTCCAGTTCTGCTTTTCCAGATATTATTTCAAAAACTGGATTTTCAAATTTTTTATCATGCCATATTCGTAGTTCCTTAGTCATGATTTTATTTTCTATCACCATAACTCGTCTATCGGTAGTTAAGTTGCCAATTAATTCTTTGCCCGCAACGAGAGTTTCCCAAGGTTCCAACTGAAAATTAAGACCCTCACGTAATAGTTCATTCCGCGCAGCAGAATAATTATTTTTCCAATCTAATTTTACTATTTCTATTCCAAAAGAACGACATATCTCTAGAGTAGAATCAGAAGATCCCAAATCTCCTATGACGATTTTGCCTAGTCCATCTATAGATTCTAGGGTTTTTCTTATCGTTTTTTCGTTATTTTTTGTTAAAATCTGTATTGTTACCATCGAATCTTTCCGAAATAATTAATTCGAAGGCCTCAGATTCATTTGTCATTCCCAAAGATGCATATATTTGTGCAAGATCCGTATAGACCTTCTCTATCCATGGTTTCTCTAAAAGAAAAAGAAGTGCTTCTATGACCTTTTTTGTTTCTACTGATCGCATTCTCTACACATGCCCATTATACGCTTCCAAAAAGGGCACTCAGGAGGCATATTTACTGGCCAACAAGAACAACAATGGTCTTGATTTATGAATTTTTGGTTGTTTTCTGAAAGGCATCGTTCAAAAGAGGCTGCTATTTCATCCTCGGTCAACAGAAGATCCAAGCATCTTCCGTCCACAACTATCGTAGTGTGGCGATATTCTGGGGCATTTTCCATTATTTCTCCTGAATTTTAGTAGGAATCAATCTCTATTAAATAAGCGATGCCATTTCAAAAATTTTCTCCTTTAAGAAATTTACATCACGATATGCGACCTTGGGAGGGAAGCATATCCAAAAAACCTTGGGAATACGAAATCACGGCAGTAATACCTGTTATTGATACGCCTGAGTCTTTGTCTATTTGTATAGAAACACTAAGACTTCAAACTATAAGACCTTATATAATTGTCATAGACACAGGAAGCCTAGATGACAATTTAAGTAGAATATTAGAAATGAGAGATGAAGACTTAGAGGTTCACTCTCTTCGATTTAACGCGACGCAACACCCCTCAGACTGTGTTTCTATGGCCATGGATTTTGCTCAAAGTGCGTGCAGGACAGAATATATGTTTGCTACGCATTCTGATGTTTTCTTAAGAAAAAGAGATTTTCTTGAATATCTAATGTCAATGTGCGGGGATGAAGAAGATAAATTTCCTGTTGTAGGATATGAGATGAGTCCTCGACAACATGATGACTGGAGAGGAATGATCAGTCATACCGCAAGCATGTATCACCTTAGGACTCTAGACAAAATTGGATTTGGTTGGAGCATGAGGAGAATTGCCTCTCTTTACGGACTTAAAGATCACTCGCCATCAAGCGATCGACCGAATTGGCCCGACACAGAAATTCTTGGAAATTATATTCTAAGAGACAACAATATAAAAACTAAAATAATAGGAGCCGAACAGAACTTTCAGAGAAATAAAGATGAATACATCGATCATTGTAGAAGCATGAGTTTAGGACTTCTTTACTCTGAATTTTACTACAAATCATCATCGGAATGGAGATCTGAGGCACACGAAGAAGCGAAACAACGAATAAAAAAATGGAAAAAGGAGGAACTTGAACGAGTATCTCAATAATAAAGTTTTTGAATCAATAATAAATCAGTTTCAACAATCTAAAAGAGATTCTAAAAAGATTTTGATAATTATAGATGAAATAAAAGAAACAATAGAAAGAAAAAAGAAAAGAAAGGTAGATTCTTCTTCTAATAAGGCTAGTTTAAAACAAAAAGAAATTATTTTAAACGAAGTTAAAAACGCACATGATTCTTCTAAACAAAAGTTAGCTACTGCTTTTTTTACTTTATCTGAAAATATAGTTCGCTATGCTAAATTTCAATTAATAGATGTCGATGACGCGGTGCAGGAAGGAGTAATGATTTGCTTTGACAAGATTGACAGATTTGACTCAAGAAAAGGTAAAGCCTTTAATTATATGACCACCTGTATTCTTAATCATTTTAGACAACTCTATAGAACAGCTCGAAACTATAACGAACTAAAGAAAAAATATTTATCTCATATTCAATTTTTAGAAGGAAACTCTTGCTATAAAAATGGAAAGCCTCTTTATGAAAATAATGGAAATTGATATTGAATTAACTTGAATTGTTCAATATAATCATAAACTATGAGTAACAATATAGAATATTTAGAGAGACAAGAATTAATTAAAAAACTAATAGAAAATGGCTACGGAGACATAGTAAGTGCTCTTCTTGATGATGAGAAAAAAGTTTATACAAAAAAAGGTAGACTCAACAAAAGCGGAGCATGTAGAAGACTTAAACTCAAAGCCAAACAACTAGAAGACAAGTTGGCAGAGATGCGAGATCTTTTAAAAGAAGACATGGAGTGAATTAGCGAGAACAGTCTACAGCCCAGGCTCTGTCATACCTCAAAGTCAGTTCAACTGTGACATAGTCTGTGTTAGACATATCAAGATCGCCCCACTCAATATTATTAGGCCAGATATTTCTGAAGACCCACTCTTCAAGTGTGTTTCCACATCCGTCAAACATCTTTAGCCTACCTGTTTTCTTCCATGCACCGGGCGAAGGCGCCTTCCAATCTCCCTTATCTTCGCATGGTTCGTACTGTTCTTTAAGCCATTTGAAAATCGGATTTTCGTTCAATTTTAAATCAAAAAGAGTCAGGTTCACGGGCTTCCAGTCCGGCTTCCCAGCAAAATATATTGTTTCATTAAGATGCTGAACTTCTATTTCTTTAAAACTAAGACTAGGTCTTGCGCCTTTGTCGGGAGGAAGCGCGCTGGTCCCATCATCACAAACTCCATCTATGTAGAACATCCATCTAAATTTTCGCATTAGACAAATGTCTCCACCAAGTTTGCCAAGACCCATTTTTTGCATCTTAATTTCCTCTCAATAGTCTAGTCATAAAAACAAAAAAAGGGTTGGTGGACGAGCCCACCAACCCTCTCTTTTTAAAAAAAATAATACTTATCGGACAGCATTGCCAGCAAATGTGGTTCCAACATTCGGATCTCCAGCGCCCGCCGCATTCATGCCCATAAGACCACCTGTACTGGTGCTGCACCCACAGCATTGTGCCGTTGGGTCATTACCACAGAGATTCTTGTAGGATACGTTCGCATATCTTACTGTTACTTCAATTGTGGCTTCTTCTGATGAACCATAATCGAGTTCTCCGAAGTTTACTGCTTGGGGCCAACAATCGCCAAGCGTCCATCTTTCAAGAGCATTTCCGCAGCCATCATACATGCTGCATATGCCTGTTCCAGCATAACAACTTCTTCTTGAATTTTGTCCAAGTTGAAGTGGATCCATAAAGTTGTAAACATCTGCAAGCCAACTCCATAAAGGAACATTGTCGCTACCAGCAACGTCGTAGTAGGTAACTGTTATGGTTTCCCATGTACCCTTTCCAGGGATGTAGGTTTTACCATTGAGGAAATTTATTTCTGTTTCCTCAACTGATATATTTGGACGAGCCGCCATCTTTACAAAACTTGCAGGAACGTCACCACCGCCGCCCTGTCTTCTGACTTCGAACGTCCAGCGGAACTTCCTCTTGTGGATTACATTCTCTCCACCAATCTTTCCTAAACCCATTTGAATCGGCATTTTTGGTTCTCCTGTTTATGATTTACCTATTTAGAATGTGTCGGATCCAGCCTCGAAGCTTCCCGTTCTGTGGATGCTGAACTCCAGGAACATGAACTCCACAGCCCTGGTCGGTTGAACACCAATTCTCGCTCTGAATTCATTTCTATCGATAACATCTGGTGTGTTCAACTCCTCGTCAGCCTTAATAATAAAGGCGGTTAAACCTCTTCCTATTTGCACTTGACGAAGAATTCTTGTTGCTATGTCGATAAACTTCTCACGGAATATTTCGTCATGAGGTTCGAATAGTAGGCTTCTTGAAGCCTGACGTATTCTCTTCTCAATTACGAACATGAGACGTCTAACGTTTACTCTATCCAAAGCGGTTGGCTTGCGCTGTAGTGTTTTTTGACCCCACACCACGAAGTCCTGGAAATCCGCATACTGAACAATTGGATTGATGGCATTTCTGTTGCCGTACATTAGATCTCTTTCTTCGAGAGTAGGACGACTGAAAACGTCTGTTATGCCTGGCACTACGCCTCTGTTTACGCCCGCAGGAGCAAACCAAGGAGCTGCAAGAGCATCGTTTCTAGCATATACAGCCATTACAGAGCCCGATGGTGGAACCCACACGTCAACATTGTTAAACGAGTCACGAATCTTGACCCACGGCCAATATAGGGCTGCAAAGTCAGAGTCAAATCTCGTTGTGTTGAGAGGATGAGCACCATTCTGCCAGTGAATTATTTCCTTGACAGTCAAACCGAATGGAGCGTCGATAATCGCTAGACAATCACTTCTCATGTTCTGGCACATGTCAATAAGAGCCAAAACAACACCGGTCGAACTATGACCAGGAACAGCAACAAGATCGATATCAATCTGCTCTGGTTCGCTGAGTGCATACATGCCTGTGTATCCAAGTTGATTTCCGATTAAGAAATAATCTTGATCATCTGGATCAGACGGTATTCCGTCACTTCCACCTACGAGTGAATATGTTCCATCAAGAGGCGGCGATGGATTAGCTGTGTTGTCCACGGCCTTGATATAATCAGATACTAGACTTAAGAATGTCTCAACATAGAATCTGCTAGTTTCGTCTTTGGTAAGATTGCCCCAAGACTCTACTTGAACTCCATTGTTATATACTTCGATAACAAAGTTTCCTTCTCTTACGTTGTTTCTAACAACGATTTGCGTTCCATTTCCGTCTATACCAGGAGAATCAGCGGTTATTCTTACCGAAACATCTCCGAATCTGTTTGAATCTCCGAAAGCAACGCCGTAAGTGCTAACGGCAGCAGTTCCACTTGTGCCTTCTGGGCTGCTTCCCTCTGCTGTTACGTACATGCCCTTGTTCGATCCCGAGTTATCAACCACAGCAGGATCGGTGGGGTCTAGAAGAGGAGCGTCAAATCCAAGAAGTTCAAATACTGAACTCTCGTTCTTGACAAGAAGTCTAGCATCGTTTCCTGCGTGTAATGTTCTTAATGAAACGTAGCCGCCCACAGCAACAGCCTCAAAGCCCCCTGGAACGTCTCCAGCAGCTATTTGACTATTAATTGC